CACCAACATTTAAAGAAGTAGCAGTAGGCCTAGAAATTAATTGTTATGCGTGTGCGGAGATTTAGTAACTAAACATGGCGGACAAGTTTACAGTATATAGGCAACAGCCAACACCAGAAGTATTAAAAAAACTTGCAAGTGGTGAGTATGTAGACACAAGGGGTGCCGGGTCTGGTAAAAAACTATACCCTACTAAAAATACAGGAAAGTGGTGGTCTGCCCACACTGGTAAAGTTAATCTTTATAAAGGGCAACTTTATGATGCAAAAACTTTAAAACAAGTACCTAACCCAACAGAAATTTTAAAAGGTAAAGTTGACATAGACCGATGGATAGACGGTTGGAAAAAAGCAGTAACAGATCGCTACAATGATGTAAAACCTAGCAAAGCTTTTCTAGAACAGATAGATAGAAGAGCAAAGGAAATAAAAAAACAATATAATAAAAATAAAAAGAAGTTTCTTAAAAGTATGTCGTATTCTGGAGAAGCAGTATTAGATGTTGTAGATAATACACGAACAAGCATAAGAGAAACTTTTAAAGTTAACAAAGGTAGAGCAGCACAACAAGCTGCACAATATATAGGCAAAGGAGCAGCCTTTGTAGGATCAAGAGCTGCAGGACCAGCTGCTTTTTTCTTAGATACAAAAGTAATGGGAGATGCAGAGTTGCCATACCCAGAGAAAAGAAACAAAAAACCAAAAGGGTACTCTAACGTAAAAGGTTATAGTAACCCCCCTAGAAAGGCAAAGACATATGGCTAAATTTCCAGACCTATCCGGTGACGGTAAAATTACTCAAAAGGATATCCTTATGGGTAAAGGCGTTATTTCTAAAAAGAAAAAGATGATGGGTGGCCCCGTTAAGAAAAAGAAAATGGCATACGGTGGCAAGGCAATGAAGACGTACGCTATGGGTGGCGGAATGAGAAAGGCAAAGACGTACGGATGACTTCAGCACTCTTAGCAGAGAAAAAAAAAGAAGTTACCGAGAAGCAACAAAAGTTTCTCAACTGTCTCTTCGTAAACAAAGGCAACATAGCCCTAGCCTGTGAGGAAGCCGGTTACTCTCCTTCTTCTAGAACATGGTTGGTTAAAAGCCTTGCAGACGAAATCGTAGACATATCCAAGCGAGAACTAGCCGTTAATTCGGCGACAGCCGTATCAAGAGTGGTAGAGTCCATGAATGATGACGGACTGAACCCTAGACAAGAACTTAGACTGAAGGCAGCTCAGACTCTTTTAGATAGAGTAGGGCTAGGCAAGATAGAAAAACAAGAACATGATGTACGGGCACTGCACGGCATTGTACTTATGCCAAGCAAATCAGCAATGCCAGTGGTGGTTGATAATGGTGAGGATTAGCAATGTACAAATGGTGGCTAACTATTTTAGTAGTGGTCTGTGTAGGTTTTTGGCAAGAAGAATCTTGGGCACAAACAAACACAGTAACATCAAGTAGTGGCACTGTATCGGGAACTACCACGGTAGACAGAACGGTTAGCACTGCAAATGCCCCATCGTTTGGCAACAATAACCAAGACGTATGTAGTTATGCAGCCTCTGCCGCTATACAAACCCAGATACTGGGAGTAGCGGGAGGAACATCTATAAGGGACATGAATTGTGAAAGGCTAAAACTTAGCCGTGCCTTATATAGAATGGGAATGAAAGTAGGAGCCGTAGCTATGCTCTGCCAAGACCCAAGAGTGTTCAATGCGATGGAAATGGCCGGGACACCCTGTCCGTTTAGAGGAAAGATAGGCATAGAGGCTGCAAAAGCATGGGCTGAGAATCCAGAGATGAAACCAGATTATGATAAGTGGGTTGAAGAAAATGTTACAGATGCAGATTGGTTACCTACAGAAGAAGAAACCGTTGGCATTAGCCTTGGTGCTCTTGGCTTTTTGTTATTTTTTCTATTTTAATGTAGCACAGGCAGAACTACTTCAAGAAGGCGAAACAATAGTTGAAGAAGTAGAAACAGAACATTTAGGTGATGGACACATTGATACAGTTACTCAAACGATTACGATTATTGAAAACAAAACAACCGAAGACATCCTTCACTCCGATCAAGGTCTTGTGGGCAACACCAAGCAAGGAGACATGGACTCAGACTGGGGAGGAGTTGGGCCAGCAAAAATGCACAGTACCTGCCCATCCAGTGAAATTGGATCTGGTAAGTGTGCTGAGATCACGGGGAGTACTCTAACTACCTTTGACCAGTATGTAGATATAAGTGACTTTCATATAACACAAGGGGGTGCATTAGATTGGGAATTATCTATGCACTTTTATGACACAGAAGATAGTGCGTACTTTCAAACCAAAGGGTATTCCAACAATGTATTACAGTGGGATACCGGAGAAATAAACCTACAGAACAACAACAACGCTACTACCTATACAGGCTCCTACGATTTTGATAACAGCCTTGATAGAGTGTTTGTACGAGTAGGTGGAGTAGATAACGCAAATCTTGCTACAGGCCCATTGTTTGACAATGTTTCGTATACAGTAAACTACAATGTTATAACAACTGTGGTAAATACTTGGATAGACATTGTTCAACCGATGCAAATGGAAGAGTCTATAAAGTTAGACCTAATAGAAACATACGAGAATGCTTCTGTAGAAGAACAACAAAAGATGGACATAGAGATGCAAAACATGGATGTGGTTATGCATTTTGAATTAGAACCAACGTCTTCTATGGATAACATGAATGACATACAGGGTATGCCTGAAACTTTAAGTGTTGGCGTTATTGGGGATATGTTTCAGGATGTGGGCACTACGGGGGAAATGTCCATGGAAGAAGTGATGGTAAAAGTTGAAACTATGGTAGCAGAAATACAAAACATAGGTATGGATGTAGAGTCTGTAGAAGTAAAGATGCCAGATCAAGAGATGCAAGTTGTTATAGCTGATATAGAACCAATGAGTGAACCAGTAGAAGAACCAAAAATAGAAGCACCTGAACCTGAGCCAGTAGAATTTACACAGGAAGAAGTAGAGGGAACTGTAGAAGTTGCGGATAATAAAGTGGAAACAACTCCTGAAGTTAAAGAAGAAATTAAAGAAGAAGCTAATGCAGAAGAAAAAACAATTACTAGCAATACAGTGGAAGCTAAAGAGGTTGCTAAAGAACAGGAAGAACCTCAAGAAAAAGAAGTAGCTGAAGAAGAACCTAAAGAAAAAGAAGTAGCTAAGGAAGCTAATGAGGAAAAACCAAAAGAGACAATGGCGGAGAAGCCAACTAAAGAGCAGGAAAAGAAACAAAAGAAAGCCAATCAAATTATAGCAGGACTACCAAATAGCTATGACCCTGTATCACAGATTACTACCCTTGCTCTTGTTAATGCTCTCGGTCCAGATATATCTACATACCAAAATGTAGCAACAGTTGTTCAGCCAACGTGGTACGTTGCAGAAGATATTTATACAGATTCTATTATGCCCGACCCCCTAGGAAGTTACATTAGTGTGCGATCAAATTTACAAATAGAAAAAATGATTGGACAACAGTATGAGTAGTGAGGTAGAATATAAAGGAATTAAAGTTAAAGGCAGTAGGTTACTGCTAATTCTACCTTTACTTGGTACACTTGGAGGAGGTCTTTGGGCTGGTTTTGAAGGGTACGCACGTTGGGTAGCAATGGAGGAAAAGATAAATGGCTACGTTGCTCCTAATCTTACTAGCTTTACTGTAAAACTTGATGTGCTAGAAGAACGTCTTACTAGTGTAGAGACCAATACAAATACAGAAGTTGTTGCATTAAAGACAAATATAACTACAGAGATGTCTGCGGTAAAAGAATTAGTTAGTGCTGCACAAGACGATGCAAGAACAATTCGTACAGACCTAAGAAAAGATATTAACGAAGTACAAGATCAAGTTGCTGGTGTGGACAGGCGAGCAAGAGGTCTAGATCTAGAAGTTCGTGGTATATTAAGACAAATAGAATCTGATATGCGAACTTTAATTGATCATGCAGCCGATAGATTTGATAATAAAAGAACAGCTATTGAGTCTGATGCAACTCGTAGATCAGAAGCAATTGATACTAAACTCCAAGAACTGGAAGAGAGATTGAGAACAATGTTAGTAAGAGCTTTAGATAATCCTTTGGCTGGCCAATAATGGCAGACGAAGATAAAAAGAATTGCAACTGTGAAAATTGTGATTGTGAAAACTGTACATGCTCAGAGGAAAATCCCTGTGCGTGTATGACTGATAAACAAGGAGAAGATACTAATGGTTGAATTAATGAATAGATTTAAAGAGCCTTCATCATATGCGGCACTCAGTGGTGTATTTGCTATGTTAGGCATAATGGTACCAAGTGACTTATGGCAAAGCGTAGTTATGGTTTGTTGTGGTGCAGCCGGTGCTGTTGGATTTTTTATACGTGAAAAGAAAGACTAAGCTATGAGGTTACAAGCATTAAGGGCACAGTACGTGGCTAATATAGGTTTAGCAAAAGCTAACCTTGATGTATTATTACATTCTGCTGTAGGTATTGGGGAACATTCTGATATTACAGCAGAGATAGATAAGTGGATAGGGGCTATTGCAAGTAATCAAGATAAGATAGAAGCTATTGATGGACTGTACGATACTCCAGAAGAAAAAAAAGAACAAAGGGAAATGTTTCCCGATGCAAAACTATGGTAAAGGGGAACACACCATGTCAAGTATAACAGATGCAACAAAAGCAAAGATAAGAAAATTAATGGGTACAGGCACTTCTGACCTTTCAATTCTCAAGCAAGTAAAGACTCTTATAAAAAATGAATTAGGAAAAGATAGACCAACAGGAGCTAGACCAAAAATGGGTAGCAAAGGATACGGAGCTAAACCAAAGAAAAAAATGATGGGTGGCAAAGTAGCTAAAAAGAGGATGTACGGTGGATCAATTAAAAAATCTAAATAAAATCCGAAGAAAGACTAGCACCATACCTTTTGGTTATGTGTTGGATACGCAGGATGAGAAACACCTGTCTCCTATACCAGATGAACTACAAGCACTGGATCAAGCATTGACATATGCCAAGTCTTGCGGGTGGAGAAAAGCAAGCCAGTGGCTGTTGGCAAAAACAGATAGATATATATCTGATGAAGGTTTAAAGAAACGCAGTAAGTTAGGGACACACTTAGATGCCAAAAAAGATATACAGCAACCCACCTAGAAAACCAAAAACTTTTGATACTGTTAATGTGCGGGCAAAAAAAGGCAATATGGCATCTGAAATATTTGGTAATATAACTATACCACTATCTGAAGATATTTCTATTATGCTTGGTGGCAGAGATAGAAAACAAAAATTTGAAAGAAATAGAATAACAAACCACATAGAAACTAATATAAAAAATCAATATAGAGAATTTGGCGTTAATATAAAAAATATAAATTTTAATTATAAACAAAAGTCTACAAAAGGAACAGAAGTTATAACAGGTAACAGGGGTGAAACCTATTATGACGGAAGCTTTAAATCAGACATGCAACGGGCAGCCCAACTTAATATATACAATGTAAAATTAAATAAGTCTGGAACTTTAACCGGCAATGCTTCGGTAACTTCTGGAACAGCAGGTTTAAATTCTCGTGAAATACCTAGAGACCCAATGTTTCCTAATAGAGAAGACTTTGATCCGGGAATGAATAAATATGAAAATAAATTCTACGCTGGGATAAAGTATAATTTTAATTAATGGCTGAAATAACTAAAAAACAGATACG